CCCCCTTCGGGGTTCCCTCTTCATTGTGGCCTCTCATCGAGCCACCCTACTTTACGTAGGTGAATGCCCTTAATAAAACGGGGCAATCGGTGTATTACCTTCACTATGTTCAAGCGCCTCTCGGGAGGGGGGCAGAAATGCCTCTTCTCCTTAAAGCGCTAGTGAAGTGGTACTTTCGGGTCTTCAGCAGGTCGGACTTTAAAAGTCCGGCTTCGGTTAGCATCCCTTGGGAAGCTTTTCCGTTTAGCTTTTTAACCGACTGGTGCCAAACAAACCCACCATCTAACCTAGGAATCGCCATGAACGCACGTTACACCGGTGTCAACTTCATCCAGTATATCACTGATATACTGGCGCAGCAAACTTCGATGTACCATCGCGTCATGGATTCTATTGGCGAAGATGGTGGTCCGGACGACCCAATGACTGAAGAGATCCGCTTACGAGCGGCTCAAAAGTCATTTGATGGCGTGTTGGCCATCAACCGGGACAAGTGCAACTTTTCCTCTGATCACCCCGTGGTCCGAGTCCCTTTCCTTGAAACGGAAGGGGACGTAATATGGACCACAGCGGGACGCATCAGGAGTCGAGTTGACGCTTGTGAGTTAGCAGACTATATCTGCCTTGCAATCAGGGAGGGTAACGTGATTTCGGTCACGCCTTCCTGGTCCGCAACACTTGTAAAGCAGACACCTCTGTCTGACGACCCTCAATAAGGATTTGTGTTATGCCCGACGTCGTTTATCAAGATAATTTTACCCGCACCTCCGGTCCACGCATTATCAACGCGTGGTGGAATGGTGTGAAGTCTCCTTATCCTACAAACGGGTCGGCTGACGCCGTATTCTCCCAGATCTATCGAAAGGGAGTACGACGCGTCAAGCCTAAACAGCTTGACGACACGCCTTATGAGTTGTACATTCGCCAGTTGCGCGGCCCGAAAGGGAAGTGCACTAAGACCGACGGTCCCTCCTATCAGGAGCATGAAGGCATTCTGAACGAATGGCTTTCCGCCGGTCCATCTCGGTACCATGAGACGGGTCGTCTCCATAGTACCGATTTGGCGGATGTAGCCAAGCTCAATGCCCTGGCAAAACTAAATCGTAAAGATTTAGATCTGGGCACTGCTTGGAAAGAACGTGGGAAAACCATGCAACTCGTCGGGGACTTAGCAATAAGTTCCGTCGAACTGATTCAGGCTCTTCGCTCGAAGAACCCGAACCGTGTTCGTGACGTGTTGAGTGGCACCGACAATCCTTTCGCGTCCGGAAACCTTATGCAAGGTGGAAGGAACGTGGTAGACGGTTACTTAGGCTATCACTACGGGGTAAAACCCGCGCTTCAAGAGGTCGCCGGTGGCGTTCAAGCCCTAACCCGGATGGATCCGGAGGCTTGGCGTATTTCCACGGTAGGCAAAGCGGGCCGGGACCTTCGTAAGAAGTGGTCCGGAATGATTGGGCAAAGCCCACTCGCTGTTGCTACCAATCTCCGTGAAGGGGCGAAGTTCCATGTCAGCGCGATACGGAGGGAAACCTCCCGTGCTGACGACATCCGGTGGGCACTTGGTCTTGACGACCCGTTGTCCACTGTATGGGAAACTACTCCCTTCTCGTTCGTATTCGACTGGCTTGTGCCGGTCGGGGATTGGCTTGCTGCTTTGAACGGTAGCAAGTATTATACGAACTGGCGCTGCTCTCTTTCGCAATATCGGAAAGAGGTCAGTGAAGGCGGAAACACGGCACTAAAGGTTGGGAGTGCTTGGTATGATACCAAGCTATCTGATGCGGGGAGCTACATGACAGTCTTCGTTAAACGGACTGTCACTTCAACTCTCCCTATCACCGGCTTGCCGGTCAAGAACCCTTTTAGTGCTAACCACATGGCTAAAGGACTTTCTCTTTTGGCCTCCACCCTAGCACGCGGCGGGGAACCTCCTCGCTTCATTCGCTACTAACCAAGGATGTAAAAACTATGGCACAGAAGTCTGTGATCACCGTCAACGACGGAGCCAACACCCCAGTCTCCAATGTCTTCACGATCCATGATCGTATCGGCACGAAGAGTCTGTTCCGTAACTTTGCAAGTGTATTGGTCCGTGGGCAGAAGATCTTCACCCACGAACCTATCATCGGCAAAAGTAACCGAGCCGCAAACCGCGCTCTGATGACGTTGTCGTGCCCTATCGAGGGTACGGTCAATGGCGCCACAGAGGTCATCGGTACTGCAACTGCTCGCGTGGATGTTAATTTCCACCCGAGCCAGGACCTGAACTCCCGCAAAGCGATGTACGGCCTTCTTATCAATCTCATGAGTGAGACTGACGTTAAGGCGCAATCGCTGGATCTGGCAAGTCTCGGCTAAACCGTGACTAGTCATACGGGCATGCGACTCATCCCGAGTCGTGACACGGTTGGCTATGAATACATAGCCAGCCATTCAGGTACCACACTTGGTTCCCTTGGGACCATTACAGTTGGAGTTTGCTTATGGCTTCTCAGCGTTCTGGCCGTTCTAACGGCCGTCGTCGTAGCGTACCTCGTAATATCCGGTTCAACCTTGCAGTTTACGAAAGTAAACTCCGCGAGGCCCTCGATTACACATGTAGTCGAGTCGCCGGAATACCCGGATCCGATCCACCTGACTTATCCCGAGGAGTGAAGACTGCTGCGGTCTCTTACCTTTTCAGCGAGATGCTGAGCAAGTATGATGACCAAAAGCAAGACTCATCCCGTAAGGAAAATGCCAGGAAGCGGTTCTGGGAAGGGGAGGAAATGTGCTTCTGGACGAACCTTCGGTTCAGCCAGTCGCATATCTGGATTAGTGAAAACTACCCAGAACTTGAGGAGGCGCGCCTAAGAATCTTAGGTTTGCTCGGACCTCAACCACCCCTAGAGGAAATATCTCGCGGTTTCGGTTTTGGCCCTGGTTCATCGACCAGGTTACCAAAGCGGAAGGGAGATGCATGCTACAAGTACTCGGCTGAAGCCGAGGTTACGCCTAACACCCTATCACTCGCGGTTGCCGCAATTTCGTGCAACCCCATCTGGAAACAGATGTTCGCCCCTGGCGAAGAGTATAACATCCCTGTTGTCTGGGGAAATAGGGTGACCACAGTTGCAAAGAACTACAAGACCGACAGAACCATCGCCGTTGAGCCCTGTATGAACATGTATGTTCAGAAAGGGATCGGCTCGGTGTTCCGTCGCCGGCTAAAGCGGGTGGGAATAGATCTTGATGATCAAACTCCTAACCAGGTCGCCGCAAAGGATCTCTCCAATGCAACGATTGACTTTAGTATGGCTAGCGACACAGTGTCGCAAGGGATTGTAGGCTACCTACTCCCGCCGGGTTGGGTCGATTTAATTGACTCCGCTCGGTCGGAAATAGGTGTTCTTGAGGATGGATCACTCCACCGTTATTCCAAGGTTTCATCCATGGGTAATGGTTTCACGTTTGAGCTAGAGACCCTAATCTTCTGGGCACTCGCTCTCTCGTGCGTCCCTAAGGACTTGCACAATCGTGTCCGCGTTTACGGGGATGACGTTCTAGTCCCCCGTGAGTGCGCGGTTCATTTCTTAGAGGTTACTTCCTTCTGCGGGTTCAAACCCAATGAAAAGAAGAGCTTTTGGGAAGGTCCGTTTCGTGAAAGTTGTGGTAAACACTTTCATTCTGGACACGATATAACGCCGTTTTACGTCAAATCCCCGGTTAAAAAGCTCACCGACCTCTTCCTCGTCCACAATCAACTGTGGCGTTGGCGGAGGCAGGTTTCAGAGCTTCTGTCGTTGCATGAACACGCAGCGATAGACAAGATCCTCAAAAGTTTGAGGAACCTTGCACCGAGTAAATGGCGAAAACCGGCACTGCCTGACGGTTACGGGGACGATGCCTTTATTGGCTCGTTTGCTGAATGTTCTCCAAAAACCCACGCGGGTGGATGGGAATTCTTCAGTTGTCCTACCTTCTCAGCCATTCCGGAGTCGATTAGTGATAATCTTCCTCCAGGTGGTTGTTGGGTAAAGTCTGATCTCAATCTGAGAAAAAGACGTTGGACTACCCCCGTTAGTTTTACGACCGAAAGCAGTGTCGAGCCTACGTTCTCACGTAGGCGGCGGCGGACCTTGTTGTCCGTACCGTGGTGGGCATGGGGCTAACAGTACCCCCCATGCCTTATTTG